CGTTGCAGGAGTTCTCTAGGCTTCTCCCTACATTCCTGACCCTCCTCGGAGTATCCGAGGCTCTCTCGCTGAGGAAGCCAAAGCTCATAGCTAGCAACCGCGGTGGGCCAAATGGACATGCTCTTTTGAGCTGCCACTTGGACGCCGCCTGCTGGGTACAATCCCAGTGCAGCGAGCAGTTGGAATCATTCCTGAAAGGGATATGGCCAAGAGCCGGCACCGAACTCTATGAGAAGATAGTCAACCTAGGTAAGCTCAGGCTGGCCTTAGGCCCTATCGGGGCCAAGCTTGTGCTTGGTCGAATCGCGGTGAAGCGAGAGCCTGTTAAGAACAGGATCTTCGCTATGCCGGATTACTGGACGCAGGTTGCTCTCCTCCCTCTCCACGATGCCCTAATGGGGCTCCTAAGAGGAATCCCATCTGATTGTACTTACAATCAGGACGCCGGTGCTGAGACAGTCCGACGTTGGACCGAGGAAGGAAGGGAGTTGTGGTCTTATGACCTATCTGCGGCCACCGACAGGTTCCCAAAGAGGGCCCTTGCCTCTATGTTGAACTACCTCTTGCGGGACTACAGGACGCGTAACCTCGGAGACATCTGGTGTAGTCTTCTCACAGACCGCACGTACTACCACGGTAATCTACCGTTAAGGTATGAAGCAGGACAGCCAATGGGGAGCTACTCCTCGTGGGCTTCCTTCTCCCTAGCACACCACTGTGTGGTGATGTGGGCCGCTCTTAAGGCAGGGCATAAGACGAGATTCTCGGATTATGTCCTGTTAGGGGACGACATTGTCATTGCTAATGACGCCGTCGCCTCCGCCTACGTTGAGCTCATGTCCAATCTGGGCGTAAGCATCAACAAGGCTAAGAGCGTGCATGCGGTTGGCGGGGCGGAGTTCGCTAAGCGAACCTTCCTCGCTGGGTGTGAGCTTACCAGGTTGTGTACCTGGAATATCTACAGCCTGGCTAGTAATAGCCCGGTGGCATTCTTCTCGCTTATGCGAGAACTGTCGCGTAGGTACTCCTGGCCGCCCGTGGAACGTGTCCTTGCAGTTGTGCTGGGGCCTCCTTCCAACAGACGGGTAGGAAAGAGTGCTCGCAACCTTCTTCTGGCTTTAACTGAGCCGGGAGGACCAATAGAGGAGTTCGACTTCTGGCGAGAGGTCCCTGATGCGATGAGTCCAGTTAAGGATTTCATACATCTAGGGGACAGCCTTGGCGGACTGCCGCCTGATCCCGATGGATCAGGCCCAGATAAGAATCTGGCACCCAGGAATCAGACCAGTTCTGAAGACTTCCTTCCATTAGTCCGGGAAACCATCCGACTTCGAAAAGTGGGTGGCTACCGGCTACAGCTGCTAGGGTATGAAATGGCAGAAACCCTTAAAGGGCTCCTGGATTCCATGCTAGCTAGCCAGATTCAGGATGCTGAGGTAAGACTGATTAAAGGGCAGAAGCCGCTCTCGAGGGCAGACCTAAGTCTGACTCCCGAGTTGAGGTCCATGCTCTCTACTCTTTCAGAGACTCATCCCGCGAGGGAGGTCCTGGAAGAGGGGTTAAACCCGTCAGTCTATGCCTCTGTGCCCCAGCAGTTGAGAGTCCTGAGCACGTCGGATACCCAGCTTATGCTCGTCACCTCCGATGAGGTGAGACACTCTGGCGACAGACGCAACGCTGCGTTGTTCCAGGTGCAGAGCGACAAGGAGCTGTTCTTCTAGAACAGCCTGGGTATCTGAGCGGTGCTCAGCTGGTCTCAAGGCCCCACTGTTCAAGGACCTTGAGGTGAAGGTTCACACCATAAGGGAATTTGCCTTCTCGCCTGGCCATTGAGCCAGGTCTGGAGGCCCCCTTAATGGAGGTGAAACCCTCCCAGGGTGAAAGGTCTCTGAGGTGGACCCTTCGCACCGTAGGCCTAAGGCCTGTGGAACCTGGTAGCGGCTTAACACCCGCTCAGCCTCCTCTTCGTAAAAAGTGCCTTCGGAATCTAGCCTGGCCCGACGGACCAGACGTCGACCTCGAAGACTCTCACAAGAGAGAAGGGTG